TACATATGCTCCAACAACATTAAATTCCCTTGTCCCCCCAACTTCATATTCAGCAGATGCCCCAGCTAGTCCATCAGTTGGACAAATCTGGGTAGAGTCAGATTCAACTTCAGACTCATTTGATCCTAATATTATTCGTAGAAAGTCATTTACCGCAACGGCGGCACAAACAGTATTCACAACAGACCTTGAATTTATTCAAGGATATGAGCAGGTATTCTTCAATGGAATGCTATTGCTTAGAAACTCAGATTATACTACTGCAAGCAATACTAATGTTACATTAGCAAGTGGAGCGGCAGCAGGAGATATAGTAGAAGTAGTAACAATAACAAATCTTAATTCAGTAAACACATATACGCAATCAGAAATTAATGCTGGTATTAATTTAAAAGCAGATAATAATGAAATTGCACAAATCATGGGGGCATTTTAATGGCAAATACAGCAAAGGTTTTATTTAGAGGAGCTGCAACAACAAATACAGCTACTACACTTTATACAGTTCCAAGTGCAACAACTACTGTTGTTACTTCAATTGTAGTTACAAATACAGCAGGTTCATCTGGTACATTTACTTTAGCAATGGCTGGCACAAATTTAGCAACAACAGTAACTGTTGGTAGTTATGATTCAACAGTAATTGATTTAAAACAAGTTTTAACATCTACACAAACAATTACAGGTGGTGCATCAGCAACCACTATTAATTTTCATATTAGTGGAGTAGAAATTAGTTAAGAATGGGAATTTATAAATTTTCTAATTCTGGTGGTTTTGGAAGCAACAGACAGCAATATAGTAGCATGCTTGCTGGAAATTCAGCTTATGTTCCTTTACCAATAGTAACTGGCGGCACTTTAACTTCAGATGCTACTTATTATTATAGAACTTTTACAGCAAGTGCAACTTTAAGTGTTTCTACAGCACCTTTAACTTGTGATTATTTAGTAGTAGCAGGCGGAGGTTCTGGAGGTGGTGGTTCATCTGGTGGCGGAGGTGGCGCAGGAGGATACTTGGCATCAGTTGGAGGTTCTGGTGGTGGTGGTGCAAACGGATCCCCACTTACACTTTCTGTAGGAAGTCAGTCTATAGTTATTGGCGCTGGTGGACCTGGGATACTTAATTCTGGTTCTTATGGAAATGATTCTACTTTTTCATCTATTACAGCAACTCGTGGTGGAGTAGCTGGACAAAATGGAGGTTCTGGAGGAGGTGCAAACTCTGGAGGTGGTCCATCAAACCTTTACCCATTTGGATTAGGAACTTCTGGTCAAGGATATAATGGCGGAGATAAATCACAAGGATCTAATTATCCAGGAGGTGGTGGTGGTGGATCTGGAAGTGCTGGTGGAAATGCATCAAGCGGACAAGGAGGCTCTGGAGGAGCTGGAAAAAATTCTTTATCATCTTGGCTTTCTGTAGTTGGATTAGGTGTTGCTGGATATATTGCTGGAGGCGGTGGAGGCGGTGGACAGTCTGGAGGATCTGCAGGTTCTGCTGGATCTGGTGGAGCTGGAGCTGGTTTTATGACAATAGCTGGAGGTGATGCAACTGCAAATACTGGAAGTGGTGGTGGTGGTTGCGGTTATGCTTCTGGAGTGGGATATCGTGGCGGTAATGGTGGTTCTGGATTAGTAATCATTCGTTACACAAAAGCATCGGTAGGTGGATAATGGCATATTGGGCAAAATTTGATCAAAATAATATTATTACTCGTATAATAGTAGAAGATAATGATGATTTAAATGGAGGAAAGCAATGACTAGAATTAGAGATATAGCTAATATACTATCATCAAGTACTAATATGGCTACTGATGCTGAAGTGACTTCTGCTATATCCGCCCAATTTGTTGCAGGTAAGAATAAGATCATCAATGGTGATTTTGGAATCTGGCAAAGAGGAACAACATTTTCATCACTTTCAAATGGTTCTTATTCTGCCGACAGGTGGGTACTTGCAGCTAATAAAACTACAACAATTACACAACAAACATTTACTCCAGGTACTGCACCAGTTACTGGATATGAAGGAACATATTATTTAAGAACTGCATGGTCTGCAGATGGTACATATGCAGCAATTGCAACTCGTTTAGAAGATTGCAGACTTTTTGCTGGACAAACAGTTACACTTTCATATTGGGCTAAATCCAATGTAAATGTAACAAATAATGCTGGATGGAGTCAGTATTTTGGTTCTGGAGGATCATCTCAAATTTCTGGTTATGCAGACAATACCACAATAACAACATCGTGGCAAAGATTTACTTATACTTTTACAGTTCCTTCTGTATCAGGAAAAACAATTGGATCTTCAAATTATTTTATAGTCCAACCAATTTTAATACAAACTTCTTCAGCAGCTACAATTGATGTATGGGGAGTTCAATTAGAAGCAGGATCTACAGCAACTAATTTTACTACTGCTACAGGAACTATTCAGGGCGAACTTGCAGCATGTCAAAGATATTTTCAAAGAATTGGAAATAATGCCAATCCTTACTACATGTATACTTGTGCTGCAGTAGAGGGTACCTCAACTTTATGGGGATCTGTACCATTGCCAGTGACAATGAGAACAGTTCCATCTATGAGTGCTACATCAAGTGGAAATACTTTTACAGTTCTAGCATACGGAAACGTATCTTCATCTGCTATATATCTAGATGGAGCACAAAGTTCAGCAAGTTCTATTGTTATGGGTTCTAACACATTAAGCGGATTAACTCTTTATCAATCAAGATATATAAGAAACTTAAATGATTCAAGCGGAACATATATATCACTATCGGCGGAGTTATAATATGATAAATTACGAAGAAGTATCTACAGACTATGGCATTAGCATTAAAAGAACAGATGCCGATGGTTCCGTTTGGTTTATTCCAACAAACACAGCAAACTCTGACTATCAGGCATATCTAAAATGGCTGGAGGAACAAAATGGCTAAAAAGATAAGAGTCTGGGATGGAAGTGCATGGCAAGATGTTGCTCCTGCATTACCTTATACCGCCGTCCATTCTGCACAGGCATCAATGCCATCAACTGCAGTTGACGGACAAATTTGGTTAGACACAGATGCATCAGTTCCCTCAACAACAGTAACTCGTTGGTATAAACTGCCATCGGCAGGAACTACAACATTATCTGGCAATGATGATAACTCTATCCCATTAGCATATACTCCAGGTTATGAACAAGTATTTTTAAATGGAACATTGCTTTCTAGATCTGCCGCCGATTATACTGCAACAACAGGAACATCTGTTGTATTGTCTTCAGCAATTGTGGCGGGGGATATCGTAGAAATAATTTGTCCACTTCAAATAACAACTACAGATACATATACACAGTCTGCTACAAATGCAGCATTTCAGGCAAATACAAATAACTTTGCAGCTGGAAAGAATAAAATTATTAATGGAGATTTTTCTATAAATCAAAGATCCTTTACAAGTACTACTACAAGTGGTTCCTATAGTTTTGATAGATGGGTACAATTTAATGGCGGAACTACTGGTACGCTAACAATTACTCCACAAACTTTTACTCTAGGTGCAGCACCAGTCACAGGTTATGAAGGCAAAAATTTTGTGCAATGCGTAACAGCCTCAGGTGCATCAGCAGACACTTATGCATTATTTGTTCAAAAAATAGAATCAGTTAGAACACTAGCGGGTCAAACTGCAACTATTTCTTTTTGGGCTAAGGCCGCAAGCGGCACTCCTAAAATTGGTGTTGAGTTATCGCAATCTTTTGGCAGTGGTGGTAGTCCTTCTGCAGAGTTTCAAACTCCAGTAGGTGCGGTAACTATTTCAAATTCTTGGGCACGTTATTCATTTACTGTTGCAGTTCCTTCCATAAGCGGTAAAACAATAGGAACCAATAATGATGATTCATTTCTTGTTTCATTATGGCTTAGTGCAGGTTCAAATTTTGCTTCTCGTACATCTTCTATTGGATTACAAAATGCTACTTTCCATATCTGGGGAGTACAAATAGAAGCAGGTTCTAACGCCACAGCCTTCCAAACTGCAACAGGAACTATTCAAGGTGAACTTGCTGCCTGCCAAAGATATTTTGAAATATTAAACACAACTAATCAAAATGACTGGATAGGCGATTACTATAATACAACAACTTGTTATGCGCCTATTTTTTGGAAAGTAACAAAAAGAGTTGCCCCCACTTTAACTTTACCAGCAGCCTCCAGTTTTATTGTTTGGAACGCTGGAACAGCACTTACTCCATCATCTGTTGGCACAGATACTTTAACTACAAATGGCGGAAGTATTTATGGAGTAACATCTTCAAGAACTGCAGGAAGTGCTGGACGTTTACGTTTATCATCAAATACCATATCAGTAAGTGCGGAGTTATAAAATGACAAATTATGAAATTGCTGTATCAGCACTAGACAATTCTGAAATAATTAAAAGAATAAATGAAGACGGCACTGAATCTTGGATTCCTAGAGATATATCTAACTCAGATTATCAAGAATATTTAAAATGGATGGAGGCAAATAATGAGTAGAGCATTAGATACAGCTAAATCTCAACAGAGTAATTCTGGTCCTATTCCGCCATTTGTTGCTGGCAAAAATAAAATTATTAACGGCGATTTTAGTATATGGCAGAGAGGTACAAGTTTTAGCAATGTTGCTGATGCAACCTACATAGCAGATAGATGGGTATCAGAAATTTCTGGTGTTAGTGGAAATACTTTTAGCCGACAATCTTTTACTGCAGGTTCTGCTCCAGCTTTAGGATATGAAGCACAATATTTTATTCGCTGTGCAGCAACAACAGCAACGAGTAACGCATATCTAGGGACATCACAAAGAATTGAAGATGTCAGAACTTTTGCTGGACAAACAGTTACACTTTCTTTTTGGGCAAAAGCTGATTCTGCTAGAGCAATGAGTTATGTTGTATATCAAAATTTTGGATCTGGCGGTTCTTCACAAATTGTTACAGTTGCATCTGCAGGAACTAACAGTACCTCATGGACAAGATATTCCGTAACTATTTCAATTGCTTCTGTGGCAGGTAAAACAATAGGATCTGGAAGTTATTTACAAATTGGTGTTCTTTACGCTGCTGCAAATCTTTCTTCTGGTACAGCTACACTTGATTTATGGGGATTACAAATAGAGACAGGCTCAACAGCAACTCCTTTCCAAACTGCAACAGGAACCATCCAGGGTGAACTTGCTGCCTGCCAAAGATACTATTTCCGTACTCAAACAGGA